ATAAGTACCTGAAGCTGTTGTTAGATGACCTTCAGCGTGAGACACATAACCCGATGCTGTTGTGATTTGACCTTCAGCGTGAGAAACATCTCCTGATGCTGTTGTAGTATCACCTTCAGCGTGAGAATAAGCACCTGATGATATTGTTGATAAACCTTCAGCGTGAGAAGCTAATCCTGTTGATGTTGTTAAATAACCTTCAGAATGTGAACCATAAGTACCAGATGCTGTTGTTTGTTGACCTTCAGCGTGAGAATATTGTCCTGAAGATATTGTTTGATAACCACTAGCTGTACTACCTATAGTGGTAGCACTTGTTTGAATACCCCACGCTGTTGAATCTTGTCCCGAAGCCAAGGTTTGATTACCCCATGCCACAGCTCTATCACCTGTTGAATCAAGTCCTGTACTGTTAATAGCTTTAATTGAATCGGTACCTGTAGAACCTGATGTCCAATAGGTAACTTTTGGAACTGTTACTGTTGCTCCGTCATTTCTAAATAATTCTAAATTACCTAAAGAAGTTACGGTTCCACCAGTTACATAAACATCATTTGTTTGACTAAACGCTGTAAGTAAACCATAATTTACAACTTCATTTGATGCTGATGCTGTATTGTTATAATAAGCCGGACCATTTAATGTTGTTGTACCAGTTACAGTTAAATTACCGTTAACATTGTTTGTTCCATAAAGGGTTATACCATTAAATGAATCAATTGTTACTGGAACTGATGGTTTACCATTATTTAAACTAATTGTTAAGGTATTTGGTGACCATGTAGCTCCTGTTGTGTGCGAGTCAACGGATGATGCAATGTCTGAAATATCTGCTAAAACAAAACCAGTAGTAGTACCTGAAAGGAATTTACCTACAAGACCTGAACCTGTTTGTCCTTGATATTTTGTGATTTGATTTCGTAATCTTAAATCGTAAAGATTGGAACCCACCTCAAAGAAACTAGCTGTAGCACCTGTACCAGCGGGGGTCCATTCAGATGTGGAAGTTGTAATACCCGAAAAGAATACAATACCATCGGCTGTATTTACTATCGGTTCACCTTTTAGTAACGAGGACGGTAACGGTCTGTTTACTATATCCGAGTTCTTTAATACGTGAGTTGTTTTTCTAATTGACATTTTATTTTTATTTAATAAATATTATCTTATTTTTATTTGTTACATTTTTTAATAAATATCACCATCTAAAATATCATTTTGTATTACTGAATTATTGGCTGTTATAGTTCTTTGATTCCCTAAACTATCTAAACCTAAATTTAAATTAGGTGTTATAACTTGGTTTGTAGATGTCCATACCGTAGATGTACCACTAACAGTATTTACATCTCTAAATCTTCTAGAAGTAGAACCTAAATTAATAGTGTTATCAGTAGTAGGTAGAATATCACCATTAGGGTAAAATGTAGTAATATTTGATATAGTAACCCCGCTATTAGGGTCACACGGTTCTATAAAATTTGTAAATATAGTACTACCAGAAGGGTTACATACAAACAAATCACCACCAACGTAAAAATTACCAGTACTACCAGTAATATTAGTACCCCCACCAGGTGGTTGTACAACATAATATTTTACTATTTCAGCATTACACCCGTTACCACCCATTATACTATTGCTAATCCTCTAAGTATTATTTCACTAAATTTTGTTGTATCGTTTTTCACTATACTGATAAATATTGTATCATTTTCATTTGCTGTGAAAGGCAATGTAATAGGGGAACCATTTTTTAATATTGTATAAGTAATAATGTTTTCAACTTCGATTGAAGTTATTTGTGATGGTGAGTCAGGTGATAAATTTATTTCTGTGTAAGAACCAGGTAAAAATTGGATTATTAATTTTAAAGTTATGTCGTTTTCAGTATGGTCTTTAATAATTCTAGTAATCGGTCTTGGTTTTTTCTGGTCAACTTCAATAGAAACAAAAGCTCTACTAACAGCAGGTTTAACATCAAATTCTTCACTATCAACAAGATAACCTTGTAATTTCATTTCGTATGTTTGTACATAAAATCTTTTACCATCTAAATTATCTATTTGACTTTCATCCCCCATACTCTCTAAAAGTATTGGGAAGTAATGACCTTTTATATTGACGTAGGCTTGTGCTGAAGCAAAAGTTTGTAAAACTTTTTGATGTAATTTATTTAGTTCACGCATTTTATAACTAAAAAGTCGTACAGTGTATATCATATCAACGCCAACAGGATTTGGGATGCTATAAATGTCAGCACCCTTACGATTACCATCCCAAACAGGAATTGTCATATAAGGGAAATTTTTTCTAACAGGTATTTTAAAATCTGCCGGGTTTGTACCTGTCTCAGGATTAGGTCTTCTAACAACAGAAATAAACGGTATTTTTAAATTTTTATATTTATCGGTATTTTGCCAAGTTTTAGCAAATTCATTCCATCTTTGTAAGGTTAAAAAATTAACAGGTACTTTTTCACCTTCGAAGGCTATCTCTAAATCGTTTCTAACAAATTCAACAAAACCTTCATCTAAATCAGTTAAATCTACTGACCTAGGAAGAAATTGTTTGTTTTTATCTATAAACTGGTCTACCCAATGAGCAGGACCACCTTGTGGATCAACACTCTTAATCTGTATATCAGTTTTTCTTTTTTTAGGTAATGCCATTTAATTTTTAATAATTAGGGTTGAATTCATTAGGGTCAGCTGTCACACATTTAATAGTTCTATAGTAACCTTTATAACCTAATCTTGTGTGTTGATTATCTGAATAAATTTTACCATCATCTGTTACAGTAAAATATTTTATGTTATTTTCAAAATCAGGATAACCTACATAATCACCATAATCGATATCAACACCCATTTCAACTAAATGGTCAACAAATATTGTAAAATCAAAATTTCCATAATCTTGGTATCTAACATAACCTTCTGAATATGTTTGTGATTCTGGTTCATTAAGTAATGGTCTAACCTTTAATTCTACAGGTGGATAAAACACAATTTCATTAGCATTAGATTCACCATAAACATCATCAGTCTGACTTTTAATTCTATCTACTTTAAACAACACAACAGTAAAATTTAAATCACCCTCAACAAATTCACGAGCCATTTCATTTTCTAAATTAAAATCAACGTTATCGTAAAATTTTTGTAAACGAGTTATAGGTCTTTTATTAGTTGCCATTTAAAGTTTTATCTATAAATATTTAGTCAATCCATTTAGTTTATTTTTTTTGATTTCTTTTTATATTTATTATGTTTATGCTAGATATTAGTAATTTAAAAAATAGAAAAACATTACTTAAATTAGAGGAATATAGTGGTACTAATGAGTATTTAATTTCACTAAAAGAAAGACTTCAGAAGGAAGGACCATTCCCTATTGCACCTAGTATTGCTGAATACATAGAGAAAAATTTTCATTTTGATCCTTTAACAATAAATAAAGTGATTAAAATCACAGATTTTTTTGGTCAAACTTTAAAGGAAAAATTTGAGTTAAATCATGTGCCAGAAAGAATATTTGTTGAACAAGTTTTAGCGGATACAGAAAAAACTTACCATGTTAAGGGTAAAGTTTTTAAAAATCAAAAATATTCACCCCTATTTTATATACCAAAAACACAAATAGATGAAAATTTATTAGACCTAGAAGAAGAGGTTGAGGTAGATTTTGATAAATATCAAGAAATGGATAAGAGGGGCTGGCGGGTATTTAAACATCAGGAGGAAGGAATTAAATTTTTACTAAGAAAGAAAAAATGTATTCTTGCTGACGATATGGGTCTTGGTAAAGTAATAGCTAACGATGTTCCAGTACTAACACCAAACGGTTGGGTAGAACATGGTTCATTAAAAGTTGGTGATTACGTTATAGGTAGTGATGGTAAACCAACAAAAGTTTTAGCCGTCCACCCAAATCCAATAAAAGATTATTATAATATAACATTTACGGATGGTACAGTAGTTGAGGCTTGTGACGAACATTTATGGTCGGTATACACACCTTCACAAAAAAAACGTAATACTAAAAATCAAGTACTAACAATTCGTGATATGTTGGATAAAGAAAAAACTGTTATTACTAACGGTATCGGTATTAATGAAGGGAAAAAATACAAAACAAAAACTTATTATAAAATGAGTAATGGTGATTGTAAGTGGTATATACCAATTGTGAAACCAGTAGAATTTAACCCAAGAGAGATAAAAATACATCCTTATTTATTAGGTATTTTGTTAGGTGATGGATCTATTAGTGGTAAAAACAGTATTAAGTTAACAACTAAAGATAGTGAAATTATAGATGAGATTACTAAAATAATACCAAAAAATATTTTATTGAGTGATTATAAGGAAGAGATAGAGTTTGGTTTTAAAATGGTTGCCAGGTCTAAGGGTAATGATTTGTTAAAATCGTTAAAATATTATAATCTAATGGGTAAAACTTCTGAAAACAAATTCATTCCAAACGATTACAAGTTCAATGCTGTTGAAGTTAGATTAGAAATGTTACAAGGTTTATTGGATACTGATGGGTATTGTTCAAAAAAGGATGGTACAATACAATATTATTCAGTATCTAAACAATTATCTGACGATGTTAAGGAATTAGTACAATCCCTAGGGGGTGTGGCTAGACAAAGAAGTAAAAGGGGTTCTTATAGATTACCAAATGGAGAACTTAAAGAATGTAAAATTTGTTATACATTAACAATAAACCTACCAGAAAATATAAAACCATTTAAGTTAACCCGTAAACTAGAAAATATAAAAGACATTAAAAAATACCATCCTTCAAGAGGTGTTAAAAACATTGAATTTTCTAGAAGAACTTTAGGACAATGTATTACTGTTGAAGCTGAAGATTCTTTATATGTTATGGACCAATATGTTGTAACACATAATACTATAGTCTCAGTTGTAGCTTCAATAGCTAGTGAAGCAAAAAAAATATTAATTATTTGTCCTGCTAATGCCAAAATTAATTGGTTCCGTGAAATTAATGCTTATATACCTGAAGAAGATATTAGTATTATAAAAAGTAGTCATTGGAACACTAAAAAATATACTATTATTAATTATGATATTTTAAAAAATTTCCACACACTAATTGATAATAGAAAGAAATATGAAGATTGGGAAATAAGGAGACATATTGTTGAAGAAGGTTTTGATTTGGTGATAATGGATGAAGCTCACATGGTTAAAAATCCTAAAGCAGATAGAACTAAAATTGTTAATCAAATAACTACTGATATAGATAGAAGATGGTTATTAACAGGTACACCTATTGCTAATAGACCAATGGACTACTATAATTTATTAAATCTTTGTGGTTCACCATTAACTTCTAGTTGGACCTTTTTTGCTTTTAGATATTGTGACGGTAAAAAATTTAAAAGAAAATTAAAGAACGGTAAATTTAAAGAGATTTGGTTGACTGATGGCGCTTCTAATTTGGAAGAATTAAATGACAGAACTAAATCAATTATTTTACGTAGAAAAAAAACAGACCATTTAGATTTACCACCTAAAATTGTGGCCCCATATTATATTGAAATTGATGATATGAAAAAATATAATAGTGTTTTTGAAGAATATTTAGAATGGGCAAAAAGTGAAGGTAAAAAATTAGGTAACGGTAGACACATGGTTGAGTTAGTTGTTCTTAGAAAATATTTGGCAGAAGAAAAAGTTAAACATACAATAGAATTAGCCGAACAAGCTTTAGAAAATAATCAGAAGGTTATCATATTTACCAACTTTACACATTCTTTTGATTTATTGATGAAACATTTTGGTAAGTTAGCTGTAGGCCATAATGGTAGAATGAACTCAACACAAAAACAATCCTCCATAGACAGGTTCCAAAATGACGATAATGTTATGGTTTTTGTTGGTAATTTGATTTCGGCTGGTTCAGCTATTACTCTAACAAAAGCTCAAGTAACAATTATGAACGATTTAGACTTTGTTCCTGCTAATCATGCACAAGCAGAAGATAGGTCATGGAGGATTGGTGTACAAAATACCGTTAACATCTATTATCCAATAGCACAAGGAACAATAGATGAAATGATGTACGAAATGCTACAAAAGAAAACCAAAATTATTAACACAGTTATTGGGGATGAACAAAATGAATTGGACATTTCTGAAGACTTCTTTAAAAAATTTCTATCAAAACATAGTGAAACCGTTTAATTATAAATGTATCGAATATTTATAAGAAAAAACGGATATGGCATTAATTATTAATGATGCTGAAAAAGCTAAATTATTTAGACAAATTAAACACAGACTAGGAGCCCCAATCAGAAAAGTTGAATTGGAGGACGAAATGATGTGTACTTTATTAGAGATTTCTATTGAAGACCATTCAGCATATATTAATGAATGGTTAATTGAATCACAATGGTCTTCTCTTTATGGTAAAGATATTAATATCACTGATATTGCTAGGTCTTTAACAATTAGAGAACAGAATTATGAAGATTCTTTTACTTACGCTTATTCAAAGATTGTGGGTTTACAGGCTAGAGGTCCTTGGGAATTAAAAAAAGATTATGTAACCGTTACACAAGGTCAACAAGTTTATGAAATTCCAGCTGGACGTGAAATCAATGAAGTTCTTTGGATAACACCCCCAACAATAGACCACGCTTTATATTCATCGTATGGATTTGGTGATTACGGATTTGGTGGAGGATATGGTCAAGTACCCTTCGGTGGTGGAGGTGGTGGATACGGTTATGGTGGTTTTTATTTAGCTCCTGCTTATGATATCTTATCTAGAGATGCTGACTATTCACTTAAACAAAGGATTATATCATCAGATTTAGTATATAAAATTACTGCAGGACCTAATGGAACTAAGTTATTACATTTAATTCCACCCCCAGGTTCTAGAATTATTTTTGGTAGAGGTGGTTTTGGTCCAAGTGCTACTGGTATGGATGTTACGGGTAGTAAAGTATGGTACCATTACTATGAAGTTAAAGATGATGAAGAAAGACAAAGATGTTTAAACGAAAACAAAGATATCATTAAACTTCCTTCAGATGTACCTATTGATGTTGTTAATTATGATGAATTAAACACATCTTCAAAACAATGGGTTAGGGATTATTTCACTGCTATGTGTAAAGAAACTCTTGGTAGGGTTCGTGGTAAATTTGGTGGTGCTTTAGGTATTACCGATGCTGATGTAACAATGGATTATGATTCCCTTTTAAGTGAGGCTAAAGACGATAAAGCAGCATTAATGGAAAGACTCAACGATAGATTAGAAAGACTTAGACCTGATAAGATGTTGGAGAGAAAAGCTATTGAAGCTGAAAACCTTAATAAAACACTTACTTACAGACCTCTTGGTCATCACTGGAATGTAATATAATTTTTTTTAATGAGTAATTTTTTCACAAGACCTAGATTTCAAGACAGAGATATTGTTCAATTAAGTGGTGATACAATAAGTTTATCTGGTGAAACTAATATAGATAATATTTTTAGATTTAGACCAAATGCTGTCGCTGGTTACGTTTTGACAGCCTTAGATAATAATGGTACTATATATTGGCAACCTTCTTCAGGTTCAAGTGGTACATTCACAGGTAATACATCCGCTTCTTGTATTACCGATTTATGGGTTTCAAACATTTATGGGTGTTCACCTATAACTGTTTGGGATAGTGTTCAATCTATTGGGTCTTCTGCCACAGGTTTAATATCTTTTGCTTTTGGTGTTTCTAATTCGGCGGTTGGAATCGCTTCTCACGCTGAAGGTGGTAATACAACTGCTATTGGTGATACTTCACACTCTGAAGGAGCTTATACCACGGCCCTTGGTGACTCTTCACATGCTGAAGGTTATTACACAACAGCATCAGGACTTTATACATCACATGCTGAAGGTGCTTATACTTTAGCTTTAGGTACCGGTTCACACACTGAAGGTTATGGGACAACCGCTAGTGGGGACTATTCACATACTGAGGGTAGACATACCAAGGCTTTAGGAGGTTATTCTCATGCTGAGGGTTCGGGTACAACCGCTATTGGGGACTATTCACATACTGAGGGTATGGGTAATATATCAAGTGGTATGGGTTCACATACAGAAGGAGGCGTTTATTTTAAAGTTGGTTCACCAGAAATTACACCCAATTCAGCGACTACATATTCTTCTCATGCTGAAGGAGCAGGTACATTATCTTCAGGTTTGGCATCACATTCTGAAGGTTATGAAACAATAGCCTCAAGTAATTATTCACATTCTGAAGGTAGAGAGACAACAGCTTTAGGTATATCTTCTCACGCTGAGGGTTATCAAACAACAGCTTCAGGTCTTTATTCCCACGCTGAAGGACAATCAAATTTAGCTTACGGTAGTAGGTCACATGTAGAGGGAGGTTCAAATTTAGCTTACGGTACTTATTCTCACGCTGAAGGTAGTCAAACAACAGCTAGTGGTATAACATCACATTCTGAAGGTCAATTAACTACCGCTTATGGTGATTATTCACATGCTGAAGGTCAATCTACAACAGCTAATGGACCATCATCACATTCTGAAGGTCAATCTACAACTGCTTCAGGATTAGCTTCTCACGCTGAAGGCTCTGGAACAAAAGCTATGGGTATCTCTTCACACGCTGAAGGTTATCTAACAACAGCATCAGGTAATTATTCACATAGTGAAGGTAATCAGACAACAGCTTCAGGCCTTTATTCACATTCTGAGGGTATATTAACTACCGCTTCAGGTCTTTATTCACATTCTGAAGGTTATGGTACTATAGCTAGTGGTTACACTTCTCATGCTGAAGGTTTTAATACAACTTCAATAGAAGATTGGTCTCACACTGAGGGTGACCAAACAACCACTTTAGGTAAACGTTCACACGCTGAAGGATGGTTAACAATAGCTATAGGTAATAACTCACATGTTGAGGGTAGACAAAATATAACTTATGGTGATAACTCACATGCTGAAGGTTACGGGACGATTGCTAGTGGTGATTCGTCACATGCAGAAGGTTACTATAGTACAGCATTAGGATTCGCCTCACATGCTGAAGGTGGGTATTTAGAGATTTCGACATATTATTCAGGTGGGACGGCTATAGGTAGTGGTTCACATGCTGAAGGGGATAGAACTTCTGCTGTAGGGGATGTATCACACGCCGAAGGCACTAGAACAGTCTCAATTGGAATAGCTTCACATGTTGAGGGTAGGCAAACAACTGCTGTAGGTGATTTTTCTCACGCTGAAGGTAGTCAAACAACTGCTCAAGGTAATGTATCACACGCCGAAGGTAGATTAACAATATCTAGTGGTGACTATTCACACGCACAAGGGTATCAAACAACAGCTTCAGGTTATTATTCTCATGCAGGTGGTTATAATTCAATAGCTCAAGGAATCACATCTTTTATACACTCAAAAGACTCCTTAGTTACGGGTGATAGAAGTGTTGTTTTAGGTGGTGAATATATTACAGGTTCAACAAGTGACACGGTTTATGTACCTAATTTAGTTGTGGTTAACAATTTTACACCTTCAGGTTCTACAGACCCCACTGGTGGTAACGGTTCTATGTCTTGGGATAATAATTATTTCTATTGGAAAGCTAATAATCAATGGTTAAGGATTTCTGGTTCTACATGGTAATAAAAAATTAGAAATGATATTTATTAAAAATGGGAATCAGTAACTATTATTTTAAAAATATTGAAGGTAGGTTAATTAGAAATGATTATTGGGATTTTTATCTGTCGTCTGATAATCAAACCTTACCAGCCGTATATGCAACAGGTTGTAATAGTAATACCTCAAACATAGAGGATTGTGAATTAGTGGCCGTCACAGATGGTTTGGTTTTTTGGATAGACCTAAATCAAACAGGTTCTACAATTGATGGTTCTTCATTAAGTTCTATTATTGAATGGTCCGGCGCCACAGTTAAACCTTCTTCAGGTATAACCCTATGCGATTTTGGTTTAACGGGTGTTGATAATGGTAGGTATGATAAATTATCTGGAATCACGGTTAATATAACTTCTGCCGATACAAAAGTGATTTTATACCCAGTAACAGGTTATACAATAAATTCTATTACAGGTACAGCAACTAATGGTTTATACACTTACGATTGGACTTTTTTAACAGGTGTTACAACAACTGATGGTTGTACCGTTGGAAATACAATATGTTTAGATGGTGGATTTTATCAAGGATATTTTAAACTAGACTTCCTAGAACCTACACCAACAGTAAAAACTGTGACAGGTTACTGTCCTAGTGATGTTACAACAACTTTAGTTGCCGGAGACCCCGATGAATTTGTCTATGATTTAATGCCAAGTGAATTTACCAACGGATGGTCTATGGAAACATGGATAAACCCTAGTAATGTAAATTGTGATGTTAATACGGGTAAAACATTAAATGAAGATTTTACAGCTAATACAGGATTTTTCTTTTATATAGGTACAAGAGCTGAAAATAAATTTAGAAATGTTTTTTCTGGTGAAACAAATTTAACTACTTGTGGTGGAATCCCTCTATCACCTGACGTGAAATATAGAGTAAGTGATGGTACTGAAAATTGGTTTATAATCAATCCTAAGTTGGCAAATAGATGTGGATGTTGTACAGGGTATACACCAACAACTTCCACGGCAACAACTGAAACATATTGTGACCAATTATCTGAAAATGCTTTAGGTTTTAGAATTACCCCTGATGGTAGAATTGGTTATAGAAAAATGACCGTTTCTGTTGGTTGTTACAATAATAAAGATAGAATCACAGGAACAACAATGGAAGAAGGCTATTCTGAAACACCTGTTATTTTATCTGGTGATAATTGGGTTCATATTGTTGTTACATATACACAAAATTCAGTTAAACACGGTTTACCGTCAGGTACCCTTAGATTTTGGATAAATGGTAGAGTTGTTTATCGTGTAGAAAATTTTATAGGTTTAAAATTAAGAGCATTAGATGAATGGAGTGATAAACAATTAGGTGTGCCATTTAATATTTCATGGGGTGGTGGTACACAAGGATTATTAGAATCACAGACTTTTGGTGGTCCAGACCCAGCAGATAAAAATTTAGATTTAGAAACTTATTTTGCTGGTACTTTCAATGGTCAATTATCACAATTAAGATTTTATGAAAAGCCTTTAAACATATTAGAAATTAGAAATAATCTATATATAGATTGTAATAGATATTGTGTTAAGGTTACATATGGTGGTGCACATATTGTACAACCCAACTCAAATTTATGTGGGGATTGTAAATCTGGCACAATTGCTAACTATTTATTGCATAGTGATTACTGTTTTATAATAACAGAATACGGAGAAAAAATAATATTATAATGCCAAATAAAAGGATAGACCAGTTAAACCCAAATCTTAACCCACTTACGGGTAATGAGTTGGTACCTATTTTTGATAATAATAGTAATAGTACAGAGAGAATTACTCTTAATGAACTAGCGGCCTTTGTTGATAATGCCACAAACACTTTTTTAACAGGTGCTACTTATAATAACACTAATGATACATTAAGTCTATTAATGGCTAACGGTAATAATGTTGATGTTACCATTAATAGATATAATAGATGGTTTGTGCCTTCAGGTCAAACCTTAACAACCCCTAGTAATTTCCAAAGTTTTATCTATGGTGATTTGGTTGTTGAAGGTACTTTATTTTTAGAAGATAATAGTCAGCTAATTGTTTTAAATGGTGACATTATTTTAAGTGGTGGAACTATTGTAGGTTCTGGAACCACTTATATCGTAGATTTACCTGAAACAGATTTACATGTAACTTCAGGGACATTCAACCCAATAAGTAAACAAATTACATTTACAGGTAATCTTGGGTTTATTCCTTTTAATGTTGATTTAAGTAGTCTTTCTACAGATAACTTTTATTTGACGGCTGGGACTTATAATACTATCACAAAAAGTATTGATTTTACAGGTAATGATGTTGTTACAGATTTTTCTGTCGACGTTAGTCAATTATTAGATGACACCAATACATACACTACAGGTGCTACACTAAATGGTACTATTGTAGAGTTTAATAGAAATGATATTAGTAATGCATATTCTGTTGATTTATCACCTTTAAATTTTACAGGTGGTTCATCTAATTGCATAAGTGATTTATATATATCTAATTTACATGGATGTTCACCTATTACTGTGCACGATTCAATTCAACACAATACATCAACAGCGTCTGGTTTGTTATCAACAGCATTTGGTTATCAAACAACTGCAAGTGGTATTTATTCACATGCCGAAGGTTATCAAACAACAGCATTAGGTTTAGCATCACATACTGAGGGTAGACAAACAACAACAACAAATAGTTATTCACACGCTGAAGGTTATTTAACAACATCAACAGGTCAATATTCACATGTTGAGGGTGTTAGTTCAACTGCTAATGGTTTTGGTTCACATTCTGAAGGTAATACAACAATTGCTAATGGTGAGGGTTCTCACGCTGAAGGTGGTTATACCACGGCTAGTGGTATTAGGTCACATGCTGAAGGTCAATTAACAATAGCTAATGGTTCATATTCACATGCTGAAGGTGATAGTACAAAAGCTTTAGCTAATTATTCACATGCTGAAGGTTATAGTACAAGTGCTAGTGGTTTAGCTTCACATGCTGAAGGTTATGGTACAAGTGCTAGTGGTAATTATTCTCACACTGAAGGTTTTCTAACAAAAACTATTGGTAATATTTCACATGCTGAAGGTAACTCTACAACAGCTTCAGGTTATGTTTCACATGCTGAAGGTAGTAATACAACAGCATCGGGTATAGCTTCTCACGCTGAAGGTTATTATACAACAAATAACGGTAACTACGGTGCACATACTGAAGGTAATAATACAACAGCTAACGGTGAATCTTCACACGCTGAAGGGGCTTACACAATCTCAAATGGTAAACGCTCACATGCTGAAGGTAGTAATACAACATCTTCAGGATATTATTCTCACACTGAAGGTTACAATACAATAACTTCAAACACAGCAGCACACGCTGAAGGTTATAACACATTAGCAAATGGTGAGGCCTCACACTCTGAAGGTAACGCTACAACAGCTTCAGGTAATTATTCACACGCCGGTGGTTATAATTCATCAGCATCAGGTTTAAATTCTTTTATACACTCATACAACTCAACAGTTACAGGTGATAGAAGTGTTGTATTAGGTGGTCAAAATTTAAATGGTTTTGCTAATGACACTGTTTATGTCCCTAATTTTTACTCAAGAGGTAATTCAGTATTTTCAGGAACCACTACTGATGTAGTTAAAATATATGGTTCAGGGACAACAACACCTATATTCAGTATACAAGGGTCTAGTGGAGAATTATTCAGTGTATCTGATAGTTTAATTGGTTCATTATTTAGTGTTAACGATATTTCGGGTTTACCTATATTAGAAGTATTTTCAGATAACACAACTTTAATGGGTAGTTATCAGGCACCTTCATTAAACACAACCATTAAAAAATCATTATCAGCTGGTGTTAACACAGTTTATTCAATACCAACAAGTGCCTATACGGGAGCTTTCTTTGATTACACTCTATTGAGTTCAACAGGAGCGAGAGCGGGAAATGTTATGTCAATATGGAGTGGTGTGACATCACAATATACTGATGCATCTACAAATGATATTGGTGATACTTCTGGTGTTATATTCTCTGTATCTGTCTCAGGTGATTATGCTGTATTCAGTAGTTCAGCTAATACATCAGGATGGACATTAAAAACAATAGTAAGGAGTATATAATATGAGTTATAGTTTTTCACCAAAAATAGTAACTGATGGGTTAATTTTATGTGTAGACGCTAAAAATGTAAAATCATACACCAATGGTAGTCCGACTTGGGTTGATATTTCAACGGGGATTAATAATGGGACTTTGATAAATGGACCTACTTTTGATAGTATAAATGGGTCACTTACATTTGACGGGATAAATCAATATATTGACTTTGGTAACAACTCAAAATTACAAATAACTGTAGGAACAATAAGTCTTTGGATGAAGGCAACAAGTGGCAATAATAGTTTTAGAGGTATTATTGTAAAACAAAATGCTTGGGGTTTATTTTTGGTAGATAATGTTTTAGCATCATTTGATTGGGGTAATTATTACGCTACTGGGTTTAACATAGCATTTGGTTTAAAAAGTACGGGAATTAATCTTGGGAATAATACTTGGACAAATGTTGCTATGACATTTACCCAAACATTGGGCTCTCCTTTACCTGGTCCACCATTAAATAATGTTATAGTTTATGTTAATGGGTCACCAGTTCTTACAACAACAATTTTAAATCAAGACCAATTAAACCCATTACAAATTGCTTACGGAAATTTCCCTGGTCAATATTTTGTTGGTAGTATTGCACAAGGGATTGTCTATAATAGAGTGTTAAGTGTTAACGAAATTCTACAAAATTATAACGCTTTAAAAACAAGATTTGGATTATGAGTGGAGTTGTTGGACCAAGACCAGAATCTATACCTTATCCATATTTATTGGATGGTTATCCTGGTGCTATTGCAGCATATTCAAATAGGAAATTATCGTCAACATATAATGGTCCTTGTATGAGGGTTAGGAGGAATTTTGATAATTCCGAATTAGATATAGGTTTTGCTAAAATAAATGGTAAATGGGTTTTAGATTCACCAGCACTTATGGACTTTGTTACAGGACCGTATGGTTCATGGTCATTTACTGGTGGTTTATATGTTGGTGTTGGTGGTTGGGGTTATGTTGTTAATTGGTATGACCAATCTGGTAATAATAATACCGCATATCAATATACTTATAATCAACAACAAGTTGTTGTATCAGATGGTACTAGGGTTGCTTTATTGGACAAGGATGGTAATTATCAAATAACACCTTATCTACATTCATTTATCATGACACCTGGCGACCCGTTTACAACTTTTTCAAAGGCACCATTAACTTTATCAACAAATATACAAATAAGAGCAGCTTTCACTTTGGGTCAAGTATTTTCACAAAACGTAATTAATTACATATTCTTTGGTTCGAGTGGTTCAATAGGGGGTGCATGGTATAATGGTTCTTTTGTTGACGCAAACGGTTTGGGCTTTTTTGATGGCATTACAGCATTCAGTTTAACTGGTGAGGATTTATTATCACATTTAGGGTATTTTGATTTTTCAACTGGTAGGATGTTAATTGCTAAAGATGGTGCGTCTGCTCAAGATTTGGGTGCGTCTCAATCTTTAGTTAATTTAACACATGTCGCTGGTAGGGCTTTTTCAAGTAATCTATATTTTAGAGGTGCTGTTAATGAGCTTGTTTTTTATGACACAAATCAATCCGCAAATAAATCTGGAATTGAATCGAATATAAACACTTTTTATAATACTTACTAATGAAAATATTTGGATATAAATACGATACTGAAGATTCTGCTAAATTAGCGGTTAAACAATGTAATGATTATTATGGATACCCAAAAGAAGGTTGTTTAACAAATAGGATTTGTGATTATTATTTTTATGAAAAAGGTAATTTTTATTACATAGAATACGAATATTCGGTAAAGGTGGTTTTAGGTGAACCAGAAGAATTAGAAATTGATTTTGATATTACATTATAAAAAATGAGTACAGTTGAGGGTGGTAATCCTTTTATTAATTATCAAGGTAAGGTAGTGATAAGTAGAATATATAATAGAGCATTATCTGATAGTGAAGTTTTGCAAAACTTTAATGCACATAAAGGTAGATTTAATTTATAAAAATTATGGAAACAATTTATAATAACAGACAGTTTATGATATTCAATGTATCAGAACTAAATCAAATAGATTTTTCACAAGTATTAGAGACATCTGAAGAAACTGTTAGAAAATCAGTAGATGAAACAAAAACATTTGTTAAATGGGATGGTGATATACCTTCATCTGTTAATTCTTTGACAACAAAAGAAGGTCCTTATACTTATGAGGAAATTTTAACAATTTTGGAAACTTCAGAATGGGTTAATCCTTATTCAGTTTCATTTGAACAAATCGTATTAAACAATAACGAATAATGAGTACTACATCGGTATGCTTTACAATGGTTCAACATTGACAGCTTATGTTAATGGTGTCTCAGCCGGTTCAGTTACTTTTAATAGGGCCGCACCGTATAATAATGGTTTTAATTTATATTACGGTATTGGTGTAACCGATTCTACTAATATGGGTGATGGTAGTTACGCTAAGATGTATTTGAGTCGTTTTGAAGTGTTTAATTATGCTTTAACACAAGCTCAAATAACTTATAACTATAATATGACTAGTTCTAGGTTTTTATAACAAATCAATAAAAAGTAAATAGTTTCTGAATTTATTCAATAAACAAAATATTTATAAATAAAAACACGAAATGGGTAAATTAATTTTAAGAAAAAACGGGATAGAAACCCAACTTATAAATGGTGAAGATTTTTCTACACTTACACCACAAGCTAATACATATGTATTAGGTTTTGATGCCATTACAGGTAACCTTGAGGGTTTCGACCCTAATGGTGATATTACAGAATATGGTACTGGAGGTGGAGGTAACCCATTTACAGGTGGTACTGTAAATGGTTCTACTGATTTTTTAGGTACAGTAACTGCAACTGTTTTTTCTGCTGGTACCTATCTTAATTTACCTAGTACAGGTGGGGGTGTTGTTGATGTTACTTACTTAGAGTTAGTTGATAAAATTACTGGTAGTACTTTAAATCCAGGTACATTTTATTTGATAACAGATTTCCAAACTTGTTATGACCAACCAGATTTTGATAATAGTCGTAACCCAATAACAAGTGGTAATTACAAACAAGGTCCAGTTGAGTCATTAATGATTCTTGCTACTTCAGTTAATACAATTTCTAATGACGCGTTCCAATTGGCTTACCCAAGTGATAAAATAACTTATGATTGGACGTTTGATACAACTGAAGCAACATCTGGTGTTGCATTTGGTAGAATTACAGAAAGAATAGATGATATGGGTAATAGAACTGGGTATGACCATAGAACTATATTATTTAAAAGATATTTGGAATCAAGTGGTGGTACAATTTATAATGTTATTTTTGATAATGGTTTAGCATCTTCAGAATTCTTAACATTCTCTGGTTCTTCATCAAACAATAAAATTGGTGACAATTTCGATTATTCCACTTTCTTATTACCTAACATTATATTTGGTGCTGATTCTAATAATAATGTGATTGGTGTTAATTCTTATAATAATACTATAGGTGCAAATTCCAATGACAATACTATTGGTAGCAACTTTATTGGTAACACGATAGGTGATGATTTTGAATCAAATGAAATTGGTGACTATTTTGGTAACAACGCTTCTTTCAGCGGCACCCCAGTTCAAAACTTAATTTCTTCTGGATTTAAATATAATAAAATCGGTGACTATTTTGGTAATGATTTAAATTATCCATCTGAAGGTGCTGGTTCTGGTGGTGATGGTGGTAACTTGGTTAGTCCAGGTTTCCAAAACAACGTAATTGGTAATAATTCAGTTATGAATATATTTGGGTCATCATTTACTGGAAACAGAATAGGTGACTATCTTGGATTAAATTCATTTGGAAGTACATCACAAGATAATATTATTGGTAATTATTTTACTGGTAATGGTGGTATTGGTGGATATCCAAATCAAATGGGTGATGATTTCACATCAAATAAAATAGGGAATTATGCGGTTTATAACCAAATTGATGAATTTAGATTTAATCAAATAGGTGATTTCTTTGGCAATAGTAATACTAATGAGGGTAATATTATATACAACGCTTATAATAATAAAATAGGTGAAAGATTTGGTTTCAGTTTCGGTAACACCATTTATTCTGATTTCTTTGACAATTTAATTGGTAATAATTTCTATAATAATTTTATCGGTGATTTTAGTAGAAATAATTCTTTCTATAGAAATGACATTGGGAATGATTTTAGAGATAATATAGCATATGACCAGTTTCAAAATAATGAAATAGGTAATCAGTTCAATAATAATATTTGTGGTAGAGACTTTTTAAAGAACACCATAGCTAATGGATTCAATAATAATACTGTATCATATTTTGATGGTAATAAAATAGGTAACGGATTTAACGATAATGTTATAGCTTCAGATTTTAATGGTAATAAAATAGGTAACTATTTTGATAATAATAGAATTACAGAGGCTAGTAGAAATATAATAGGTGAACAATTTGATGGAAATAGATTTGGTTCTGGTTTTGGGTTTTACGATTTTTCTGATGTCACATCTAGAACTTATGATAATTTTAAAGATGCACTAAATGGTGCTATCGGTAATAATATTATTGGTAGGGAATTAGTAATGTATGACACTGTTAGCAATGAATATCATCGGTTTGTATTTACAAAATGGACTCAAGGTGGAGACGGTGGCGGATTTAAATATGAAAGACAACTGGTACACCCATCATTTGGACCTACAGTAGAATTTGAAAGGCCTGATTATAGTGCGTCAACTATTGATGTTATCGTTCCTGGAGTTCTTGAAATAAAAAGAGATAATAATGGTGGTGGTATTTATAACGTAGCTGTTGAAGGGTCATTTAATAGTTCAGTTTCACCATCAGGTACAACTTGGAACTCTAATTTCACATCACCAAATAGCGGAGACAATTTTAACAATAATAACATTGGTAATTCATTTTATAGTAATGAAATTTTAGGTTATAGTTTTTCAGACAATAATATCTCAGATAGTTTCAATAATAATGAAAATATAGGGAATGATTTCAGAAAAAACACTATAAAATGTCAAATAAACTCTAATGACTTCTCAACCGCTACTTATGTGTATGGTGATTATAATTGTGAGTTATTTGAAAACTCTAGTAACAATAAAAGATTATCATATTATGATGGGTCTGATGTATTAAACATAACAAACATAACAGATTAAAATAACAAATAAAATATAAAATATAATGGCAGCACCAACTTTTTTATTCAATTCATGTGACGGTTCATACGAGCCACTTTTAGTAATCTTACGTCTGGGTCCAAAATCTAAAGGTCCTGAGTCAGAAGAAATACCAACTATAACAATAAAAATAAATGATAGTGAATCTGGAATCGTTGGTTGCTTCGTTATTGACAGTCTTTCTGAATCAGAAGGTAATGAATATAACATAGATGGTATTTATGATTCTTGTGAGTCTTGTTCATTTAGTGATTTTGTTGATGAGTTTAAATCTAATGAAAACATCAATACAAAATTTGAAGTTGTTAGAGATGAAATACAAACAGTAATACAAGGTAAACTTGCTGATGGTAAATAAATAGATAATGGAAGATTACACATATGAAATTGTTGATTCTATAGTAGATGGTATAGCAACATATAAAACGATTACAGATAAAAGACCAAAGTTAAACCCCAATTACGATTCTAATACAGTTTATGTACCTAGAGCACAAAGACCTGAATGGAATGTTGTAGGTTTAATGGGACAAATTAAAATCTTAAAAAATCAAGAAATACCTGATAGATGGATTAAGATGGAAGATATTAATGATGAGATTGCTCTTTATTTAGTACGTTAACAATATTTATAATTAATGGGACAAAACTTTTTTATAAAAAAAAATTCTGAATTACCTATTCTACAGATGAAGGTAATAAATGATGGTCGTAGTGATTATAAAAAAATATTTAATAATCTAGAAAATGCGGCAATAACTTTCTCCATGATAAATGAAGAAACTGGTAGATATAAAGTTTTTAATAAACCAGCTTTAATAATACCTGTTATGGATGAAGTTTGTGGTGAAACTGAATATTATATTGGTTATAAATTTAAATCTTCAGAAACTAATTTAAATGGTAGGTTTAAGGCACAATTTAAAATAGACTTTTTAGATGATGGGACATCACTAATTGTTCCGATATATGAAGATTTATTTGTTAATATTGGTGACAGTTTTGTGAACACAAAAATTGTCTGTTAAGAAATAAAAACACATTGATGACTTCACAATGTGTTTTTTTATGCTTAAAATTATAGGAAAATAATAACGAGAGGTTAAGATTTAACCCGTCCAAAAAATCAAATGTATGAGTAAAAAAGAAATTAAACAGGCAACCCCTGAAGATATTAAAAAATTCTTAGAGGGTTATGACGATGAAAAATATATCGTCTCCATAGAATTGGACCAAACAGATGATTGGTCTATTGATGAAACAAACAAAGTTTATATTGTAATTGACGACCCTAAAAAGGGTAAAAAAATAAAAACACAAAAATTCACCCCTTTTTGTTGGACAAAATCATTACGTGGAAGTGGTTTCTATGGTGATGACTTAGATGTTATAAAAAGAGAAGCAAAAAAATACGGTATCTATACTGAGAAACTTAAGACTGGTGATAATGAACGTTTAGAAGATGGTTTTAAGTTTATGGTTAAAACTAGTGGGACTTATCGTGACCTTGTAAATTTCTTTAGAAAAGGTGGTGTTAACCCTTGGGATAGAAATAATAAATTAATAGAAATTTTACCCCCTGTTGAGCAATTTATGATTCAAACAGGTAAAAGGTTGTTTAAAGGTTATGAAGACTACACAGAAGTCCATAAACTAACTTTCGATATTGAGACCACGAGTCTTGAAGCCAATGAAGGACATTGTTTTATGATTGGTGTTAAAGATAATCGTGGTTTTAAAAAATTATTAACAGCCTATGATGAGAATGGTGAATATTCTGAAGAAGGTGAGAGAAAAATGATAAAAGAGTTTTTTGAAATCATCCATGAACTAGAACCAACAATTATCATTGGATATAACTCTGAAAACTTTGACTGGACTTATCTAATTGGTAAATGGGTAGAATATAAACACCCTAAAACAAAAAAAATAGAAAAAACTTTATTACCTGGTAGGGCTCAATTATTAGGTTTGAATACTGATGATTTTGTTAAAACAAAACACCCTCTAGTTAAACTTAAAAGAAGTGCTGCAACTTTAAAATTAGGTGCTGAGGTTGAGGATTATCAACAAACTAATATATGGGGTTATAATGTGATGGATACTTACCATAGAGTTAGACAAGCCATGGCATTGAATTCAGCTTTGGAAAGTGGTACTTTGAAATATATTGCTAAAGAAGCTAAAGTAGAGAGACCAAATAGGGTTTATGTTGATGGTAATCAATTAGGTAAAATTTGGAAAGAAAATAAAAAATATTATTATAACCCAACAAGTGGTCAATGGTATAATTTGGATGGTAATAAACCTGAACCAAAAGATGTCAATGGTTATGAAGATAAGTGGGAAATTGTTGACGGTCAATTTTTAATTAAGGAGTATCTTAATGATGACCTTTTGGAAACCGAACTTGTTGACGATATCTATGCTCAAGCTGGTTTCTTAACCTCAGCATTGGTTCCAACAAACTTTATTAGGTCAATCACAATGGGTACAGCTACAATGTGGAAGACTCTAATGATGGCATGGTCTTATGAAAATGGGTTAGCATTACCAGGGATACAACCAAAAAGAGATTTTGTTGGTGGTTTATCTAGATTATTAAATTTAGGTTATAGTAGAAATATTGCTAAATTTGACTACGCTTCACTTTATCCTTCAATTCAGTTAACACATAACGTATTCCCTACTGTAGATATTTCAGGTGCTTTAAGAGCTATGTTAAAATATTTGTTAGATACCCGTAATGAATACAAATATTTGGCAAATGAATATAAAGAAAAAGGTGATGAAAAATTAGCAAGTAAATTTGACAAGAAACAATTACCTATTAAAATCTTTAACAACTCAGCATTTGGTTCTATTTCGGCACCTTATATTTTTCCTTGGGGTGATATTGATATTGGTGAAACTATTACTTGTACGGGTAGACAATATCTTCGTTTAATGGTTAAATTTTTTATGGATAGAGGTTATAAACCTTTAGTTGGTGATTCCGTAACAGCTGACACACCAGTATACATTAAATATGAAGATGGTACTATAGATATAAAAGCTATATGTGATTTATTTGATGAAAATGGTATTATCGGTGATGATAACTTAAGGGACCATTCTATTAAACCATATCAAATCCTAACAAGAAGTGGCTGGAGACATATAAAATATGTTTATAAACATGGAACTGATAAAAAAATACATAACATTGTAACTAAAGACAGATATGTAAATGTTACTGAAGACCACTCACTATTCCAAAATGGGGTAGAAATTAAACCATCAGAACTAAAAAGGGGTGATATTATTGATGTAATTGACGTACCTTTTTCTGAAATTAAAAGTGAAATGTCTTTAGACAAAGCTTGGTTAATGGGATTCTTTTTAGGTGATGGGTCTTCTTGTAATAATTTTAGAGAAACAAGTAGATATAAAAGTAAAAAAACTGGTGATTTTAGAAAATATAAAAGTAGAAGGTGTGATTGGAAAATCAGTAATAAAGATATTTTACTATTAGAAAAGGCTAAAAATATTCTAGAAAAAGAATATGGTATAAAAGCTAATATTAAAGACCATTTAAAATCTTCTAGTGTTTATAATTTGTATTCAGCAAAAAAAGAATTATGTGAATGGTATAGTAATAATTTTTACACATCATATAGAGAAAAAAAGGTACCTATGTTAATTTTAAATTCTAGTATTGAGGTTAAAAAATCTTTTATAGATGGGTTTATGTCTGCTGATGGTGATGGTTACACAATGGATACAACAACAAGTTTTTGTCAAAAATCACAAATAACCATGGCAGGTTTATCATTACTATTTAAAGAATTAGACAATAATTATAAAATAGTGGTTAGAAAAGACAAAGAAAATATCATATCCTTTATTACAGGTTGTATTAGAAATGGTAAAAATTATAAAATTAATGACGACAAATCAAATATTAAATCTAATGAGGTTTGGGTTAATAGAGTTGTTAAAAATAAAACAGAATATGTTTATGATGTTTCTACTGAGGATGGTACTTTTATTTGTGGTATTGGTGGTGTTATAGCACATAATACTGATGGTATGAACTTTTCTTGTCCTGACGATGTTGAATCTAGGACTTATATCGGTAAAGGGTTTCACAGATTTAGTGAAGAGGGTAAAGAATATAAAGGTATTGAGGCTGACGTGGCTGAATATAATGACCGTTATATGTTTGAGGCTATGGGTCTTGATATTGATGAGGTATGGCCTGCAACAATTAATATTTCACGTAAAAATTATGCCACATTAAAACCAAACGGAAAAATTAAATTAACTGGTAATACCATTAAGGGTAAAACAATCCCAAAATATATTAAAACCTTTTTAGATAAAGGTATAAAAATGTTATTAAGTGGTGATGGTAAATCTTTTGTTGAATATTATTATGAATATTTAGAAAGAATCTATAATATGGATATTCCCTTATCTGAGATTGCTAATAAATCTAAAGTTAAAAAAACTATTCAACAATATCTAAATAGAGGTACAGATAAAAATGGTAAAGATTTAGCTAGACAGGCACATATGGAACTTTTAATTAAGGAAAGTGCTCACGCTGATTTAGGTGAAACTGTTTTTTATGTCAATAATGGGACAAAAAAATCACACGGTGACATCCAAGTAAGAAAAACTAAAAATGACCCACCTGAAGGTACTTTAATTTTTAATTCTTATTTGATTAGAAGTGAAGAAATGGAAAAGAACCCAAATCTAAAAGGAGTTTATAACGTACCAAAATATATAGATGCTTTTAATAAAAAGGTAGAACCACTTTTAGTTGTGTTTAACATTGGTGTTAGAGAAACTTTATTAATAACTGACCCTGAAGAAAGACAATATTATACTAATAGTGAACTTGAACTTGTTTCAGGGATACCTAGTAGTCCTGGTGACCAAGATACTTTAGAAGAACTTTTAACAATCAGTGATGCTGAATTAGATTTTTGGAATAAAATGGGTGTTTCCCCCGATTACATGGTTAATGATAGATTATCTGATAAAGTTGAAAACTTAGACTCAAAAAGTCAAAATTTAGTTCATTAATCAATAATTATCCTATTTGTGTGATATTTATATTAAAAGATTAGTATGAATATCTTACTTAAAGAACTTATAAATAAATTTGGTGGCCCAATTGGTGGTGACTATAGGATTGATTCAGACGATTCTATGACCACATCACCAACAACACCACCTACCACAACGGATGATGCTATTAAGTATCAACGTCAAGGACCTAATAGATTTATGTATCGTTCATTTGCTCGTGAGGATGATGAAAAAAATAAGAACGTAAAATTACCCAAAAGAGACAAAAAGAAAAAATTTCCTAAAAACCCTAAATCAGAATTAGAAGAAAGTTCTAAGTTTAAAATGGATGAACTTATTGAGGATATTTTTACTAAAAAAGATTTTGACAGGGATTTTGTACCGAAACAATCAGATTTAAGATTAAATGCAATACAACCATTAGAAACTATTAAAGATTCTAACCCTATTTTAATTAGAAAAATAGAAACACTTAGAAATTTAATAGATACAAACGACCTTACTGGTGAAGAAAAGGCTATTATATTAAATTATATTTTAAATATGGATATAACAAATATACCTAATGAATATAAAATAGAACTTAAAAAGAAAATTAAATAATGGCTAACTCCTCATTACAAGGAAAATATTTTACAATACCCCAAAATATAAGTGAACATTTAACAAAAATATTTAAAGCTTATAAAGGGGCAAAAAATGTTGAGGGTTACCAAAGACTTGAAGAACTTGTAAATAAAACAGAATCTAAAGACAATAGTAAGATTAGTTATGAACAATTAAAATTAATGAAAAATTTTTTTGATTCATATACAGGTAATAATAAAAGTACACCTTATCTTTTGAATGGTGGGACTTTAATGAAAAACTGGATACAAAAAACTTTAGATAATGCTAGACAAGGTATTGAAGGTAAAGAAAAGGCTATGAAATCTGTTGGTATGGGTGACCATTACCAAAAAGAAAAATTAGGTGTATCTGGAATGGGTGGTAAAGAACATGATTCAGACACAAATAAAATTTTAAGACAAGAAGGTATTTATAGCTTAGGTATACTTGAAAACCTAATAACAATAATTGATAAAAACAAAGAATTATGCCGAGTGGACAACAAATCTCACCTGTTCTAACTGACGCAGCTTCAGTACAAGAACTAAACCCTAATGGTGGTGGTGTTACTAATCAGTTACCAACACTAAAACAAACTGGTGAAGTTGTAAGACAACAAAGTTTAGCTTTCAACACATACGTTGATAGTACAGGTAATAGATACGATTCTACACACCCAAATGCTCAAAGTGATGGTGATGAATATGGTAGAGGGGATTATGGTAATGGTGTTGGTACCAAGACTGATAAAATTGTAAAAACTAGTTTATTATATTCTTCAGGTAATAAATACAATCCTGTAGATGGTTATTACAATTTTGATTTTGGTGAACAATACTGGTAATGAAACTTTACTATCTATTAGAAAATATTATATTAGAGGCTGCCAATAAGACAGATATTGAATTTGCCATGGACAATCGTAGGATAGTTAGTCTAGAATACGACGACGAATTAGAACCTGGTGGTAAAGGTAAAAGATTTGTGGAAATTTATTGTTATGGTAGTTCATTAGATGGTAATGATATTATAAGAGTTTATCAAGTAGGTGGGGATACTAAAACTGAACAACCTCAATGGAAAACTTTTAGAGTAGATAGAATTAATAATTTTACAGTGTTAGGTGGTACTTTTGATACTCCTAGACCTTTATTTAATCCTACTGGTGATAAAAGTATGAGTAGAATATATAAAATAACTCAGTTTCAAAGATAATAGAATATGGATCCAAAATTAAAAGCAATATTACAAAAAGCTAAGGCAATAGACCAAGCAGCAAGAAAATATGATACAGTTGATCACACAGTATTAGAACAAAGAGTTAGTAGTAAAACTAATTCAGGTGGTTTAATGGATCAAGTTGTTGGTGGTAGTACACCTTCTTATCAACCAATGGATGTTTATTCAGAATCTTATAAAGAAAAAGTTACTTCATCTAAATTACCACCAGAAATACAAAAATTAATGATGGAAAATCCTATCCCACAGGCTAGTATGGTGGACCAACTAAGTGAGGAAGATATTAGGGATATTAATCCATCAGCTTATTCTGAAAGTGATGAATGGGATATGCAAACAAGATCTAAAGATGTAGTTACTAGAAAGAAAAAAACAATTCAAGAATCAGTATCAAATTCTAGTGTTGAGGGTATATCTGCTTCACAAATAAGAAAAATGATAGCTGAAGAAATAGCTAAAGCATTACCTGGAATAATAGAAAATTATTTTGATAAAAAGGTTATTCAAGAAAATATGAGAATTATGAAACATGTTATAAAAAATAGTCAAAAATAAAATAACAAAAAAATAAAAAAGAAAGCCATGAAATCAGTAACTGGAGGTGGGTGTAAATGTAAAGGTACACCAAAGAAATAAAATAAAACCCGATTTAGTTCGGGTTTTTTTATTTACATAAAATTGTAATTTAATTATATTTTACTTATAAAAAAAAATATTATGAGTAAAATTAAAGTACTAGTATTGCCAAGTGATCGCTCGGGAGTTTCAAAATTCAGATCTGTTGAGCCACATATGAAACTACAGGAATTATATAATGATGAGTTTCATGTTGATATCATTACTGCTGGGACAATGAATTTTGATTGGAATGATGATAATTTTTTAAAACAATACGATATAGTACATTTTCATAGGGCCTTACCATTTGTCGTTAATGGTAACTTACACCAAGCTTATCTTGAAAACGCTGATATCATTTTTAATAAATTAAAATCTCTAGATATAATCAGTGTAATGGATTTAGATGATTATTGGGAACCAGGTAAAGAACACCCTGCATATGAATTAATTAAAAAGGAAGATTTAGCTAATAAAATCAAAGAAAATATAAAAAAGGCTGATTATGTTACAACTACAACACCTATTTTTGCTAGTGAAATATCTAAATTAAATAAAAATGTAATTGTTTTACCCAACGCTATTGACCCTTCTGAAAGACAATTCAAACCTAACCTTGAAGAAACTACAAAAAAATTAAGATTCGGTTGGTTAGGTGGATCTTCACATTATCATGATTTAAAATTAATGAATGATAATGTTACTAGATTTATTAAAGACAATAGTGAGGAAACCCAATTTGTTTTGTGTGGTTTTGACTTAAGAGGTAATATCACAGAAATTAATAAAGACACTGGTGAACAAAAAACTAGAAAAATATTACCACATGAAAGTATTTGGGCCAGATATGAAGAAGCTTTTACTAAAAATTATGGTAATTTAAGTGAAGATTATACTAAAAAATTAAAAAAATATGATAGAGAATTCGATGAAGATTCTAAAATAAAAACTGAAATGTATCGTCGTGTTTGGACTAAACCTATCACTACTTACGCTTCTAACTATAATCTTTTTGATGTTTCTATGGCACCACTTAAAGAACACATGTTTAATAAAGTAAAATCACAATTAAAAGTTATCGAGGCTGGGTTCCATAAAAAAGCTTTAATTGCACAAAATTTTGGACCGTATCAAATTGATTGTGTTAATGTTATTGAGTATGGTGGTAAGATTAACGAAAATGGTAACGCTATTTTAGTTGATACATCTAAGAATCATAAGGATTGGTATAAAGCAATGAAAAAATTATATGATAATCCTGAATTAGTGGATTTAATGGGGAATAATTTGTATAATTTGGTTAATGAAAAATACCATATTGACGTGGTAACAAAAAATCGTGCTTCTTGGTACAAAGAAATAGTGACCCATAATGAAAAAAATGTCACAAAATTGATGGAAGAAATTAATAATTTTAATGTAACCACATCTAAGTAATAGATATTTATATATAAAAAATAATGTTATGATTATATATAAAACAATAAATTTATTAAATAATAAATTTTATATCGGGAAGGATACCAAAAACAACCCAAAATATTTAGGTTCTGGAATAAAATTAAAAAGAGCTATAAAAAAATATGGTATAGAAAATTTTAAAAAAGAAATAATTGAGCAATGTGATACACGTAAAAAATTAAATGAACGTGAAATATTTTGGATAGAAAAACTTAACTCACAAAACCCTAAAATAGGGTATAACATATCTAACGGTGGTGATGGTGGTTCACCTATGTTAGGAAAAAAACATTCAGAAGAAACTAAGAAAAAAATTAGTAAATCTAATAAAGGTAAAATTGTTATAATTTCAGAAGAAATTAAGAAAAAAATTAGTAAAAAATTAAAAAATAGAAAATTAAACCCTTTATCTGAAGAAACTAAGAAAAAAATCAGTGAAGCTAATAAAGGTAAACCACACTCTGTAAAAGGTAGGAAACTATCACAAGAAACTAAAAATAAAATTAGTGAATCTAAAAAAGGTCAAACACCATGGATGAAGGGTAAATCTCATACCGAAAAATCTAAAAAAATTTTATCAGAAAAGAATAAAAAATATAAACATACGGAAAATGCTAAAAATAAAATATCAGAAAAACAAAAAATTAAATGGATAATTAAAACACCAAATAATGACTTAATGGAATTTTTAGGTTATAATTCATTTAAAGATTATGTAAAAGAAAACTCATTAAATGTTAGTGTAGAGACTTTGAAATCATATGGTAAAAACAAAGGATGGGTTATTATAGAAAAAAACAAGTAATTAAAGAAGTAAATGGAATTTAAGATAGATAAATTATTATTTTTTGATATTGAATCGGTAAGTCAGTATAAGGATTTATATGACATGCCTGAAGATAAATTAAAAATGTGGGAATCTTATTATGATACTTTTAGAAAGAAAGTTACAGATGAATCTAAAATAGATTCAGATTTAATGACTGAAGGCGAGATACACCAAGAAGTATATAGACAAACAGCAGCTTTCTTCCCTGAATTTGGTAAAGTTGCTTGTGTTTCTATGGCATTTGTAACTAAAACAGGGGAAGTTAGATTTGAATCTTTTTATGGTGAAGATGAGTTACATATTTTAACTGAAGTTAGAAAAATATTTGATAAGATTGAACCTCTTGGATTTGAACTTTGTGGTCAAAGTATTAAACTCTTTGATATTCCATTTTTAGGTAAAAGATATTTTATTAATGGAATGAAACCACCTAAGTTATTTCCAACTCACGACTCTAAACCATGGGATTTAAAAGTTGTGGATACTAAAGAAGTATGGCAATTTGGTAATAATTGGTCCCTAGGTTCTTTAGATTTAATATGTTCTTCTTTGAATGTAGACTCACCAAAAAACGGTGATGTTAAAGGGGATAATGTAACCAATAATTATTGGGAAGGAAAACATGAACAAATTAAAGAATATTGTGAAAAGGATGTAAAAGCTCTTGTAGATATAATTACAAAATTAAACAACCTTAAATAATGGATGAAGGTATAAAAAAACATATTGAAGAATTAAAACATCTTCAATCTTTAGGAATACTTGACGAAGAAACTTCAAACCAATTAGATAACACTTTAAAAGAGTTTGAAAATGTTTTAACCGTTTCTAACCCTGAAGATTTTAAAATTAAAATTAAATATATTAATAAATCGGATAATGAAAATCCTGTCTACGCTAAAGAAGGTGATTCAGGTTTTGATTTAAGAGCTAACCTAATAGAACCTGTAACACTAAAACCAATGGAAAGGAAACTGATTGGTACTGGGTTATATTTTGAATTACCATTTGGGTATGATATGGAGATACGTTCACGTAGTGGCATGTCACTCAAACACGGTATTATTGTATTAAACACACCAGGAACAATAGATTTGAATTTTAGGGGTGAAATTGGGATTATTTTAATTAATTTGGGACAGGAGGATTTCATTATAAATCCGGGTGATAGAATAGCACAAGGCCTCATTAGGGTATCTACCACTGATACTATTATAGATTTAATAGAGGTTAGTGAAATATCTAAAGAAACTGATAGAGGTGTTAACGGTTTTGGCCATAGTGGTATTAAATAAAAAACCACCCAAATTTATTATTTTTACACCTAGATGTGATTAAATACGTAGACACACCTAAGATCCTAGAGGCTTCCATAATAGAGTTATATACAACATTGTCAATATTAACTTTTTTACTGTTTATTGGGTTTTTTCTACTATCTTTTATTTTTTGTTTAGCCTCTTCAGTGTGCTTTTTACCATACATAGGATTATTTTTACCACTAGTTTTTTCAGATATTTTTTGTTTAGCCTCTTCAGTATGTTTTTTTCCATACATAGGATTTTCAGGTCCAAATTTAGGGTGAGACATTTTTAATCTAGCTTCTTTAGTGTGTGTTTTTCCATACATAGGATTTTCAGGTCCACATAATTTACCTTTTCTAGTTTCTGAATACTTTTTTTTAGTCTCTTCACTATGTTTAAAACCTGTCATATTATGTAAAAAATTTGGATCCCTCTTTTTATCACCCCAAGAGAGTTTCATTTTTTGTTTAGTCTCTTCACTATGTGATCTACCTAAGAAATTTGGTCCGCCAGTACCACCAATTGACAAATTATAACCTTTATTAATTGAATCATATTTTTTAATATAATAAATTTCCTTTTCATCTAATTCATTTTTACTATTACAGTATTCTATAATTTCTTTAATAAAATTATTTTTACCATATTTTTTTATAGCCTTTTCAAGTAAAACACCAGAACCATAGTAATTTGGGTTATTTATACTATCTTGTCCTATATAAAATTTTCCGTTTATTAAATTTGTTGTTTTGTAAATAACCATATTATTAATATTTAGACCACGATGTGGTTTACTAATAAATATGTTACAATTATATTTTATGTAATTAATAAATAAAAATGAAAATACAATTAGACACAATTAATAAAACCATTACAATAGAAGAAGATGTTAATCTTCATGATTTCTATGAAGAAATCAATTCTATATTACCTGGTGGTTTATGGAGAGAATTTACTTTAAAGGTGGAAAAAATTAAAGAATGGACTAATCCCATAACAATTACACCAAACACTACACCAATAAATCCTTTTACACCTATTGACCCTATTCCTAACCCTTATACAAGTCCATACCCACCGACATACCCACAAGTATGGTATACGACATCAAATACCGATAATACATCTTTAATTCAGGGGATTTATAATATAAAAACAAA